ATGGGTGCAACGCTAAACCGCCGGGACAGCGTAGGGCTTGAGTTTACTGGGGCTGTAGCTGAATTCTGGACCATTTTGCTCTACGTGTTTAAGGCGTGTTTTGGGGCGTTTTCAGGCGTTTTTAAAGGCTCGGTGGTACGATGTACCACCCAAAAACTGACGCGTACCACTTTCCATATGGCGACTATCAGGGCAAGAAAACTGGCAGATGGGAGCGTGAGCTACACGGCTCAGATCCGCATCAAGCGCGACGGAGTGCAAGTTTACCAAGAGAGCCAGACCTTCGCCCGAAAACAGGCTGCCCAGGCCTGGGCGCGTAAGCGCGAGTCGGAGCTCGATGAACCTGGCGCGATCGAGCGCGCAAGCCGCAAGGGCGCCACGCTCAAAGAGATGACCGAACGCTACCTGGTAGAGGTCGAGAAAGCCCGGCCGTTGGGTAAGACCAAGCGCGCGACACTCAATGCCATCGGTGAGACGTACCTCGGCGGGCTGACCGACACGGACATCAATACTCAGTGCTTGGTCGATTTCGCGCTTTGGCGGATGAGCAAAGAAGGTGGCGGGGTTCAGCCACAAACCGCCGGCAACGACCTGGCGCACCTCGGTGCTGTTCTGGCGATTGCCAAGGATGCGTGGGGCTACCAAGTGGACCCGCTCGCCATGGGCGGAGCCCGGCGTGTACTGCGCAAGCTGGGTTACAACCTGAAAAGCCGTGAGCGCGACCGCCGGCCGACTTTGGACGAGTTGGGAAGGGTGCTGACGCACTACCAAGACATGCAGGCGAGGCGCCCAACTGTCATCAATATGCTGAAAGTCGTGGGCTTTGCCCTGTTCTCTACGCGCCGGCTGGATGAAATAACCCGTATTCGCTGGGCCGACGTCGACGAGCATGGTCAGCGAGTGCTGGTGCGCGACATGAAGAACCCCGGGCAGAAGATCGGCAACGATGTCTGGTGTTACCTGCCGGACGAGGCTTGGCAGATTCTCCAGACGATGCCAAAGGCCGGCGACGACATATTCCCCTATAGCCCTGAATCTATCTCCACTTCCTGGACGAAAGCCTGCAAGTTCTTGAACATCGCCGATCTGCACTTCCATGACCTTCGCCACGAAGGCATCAGTCGTCTGTTCGAAATGAACTGGGATATCCCGCGTGTGGCGAGCGTTTCAGGGCATAGGGATTGGAACTCGATGAGGCGCTATACCCACCTGCGCGGGAAGGGTGATCGTTACGTGGGATGGGAATGGCACGAGAAGATGTTGAGGGCGCCCGTCCAACTGGGCGCCGCGTCAATGAAGTGGCTCAGTAGGCGGGTTTTAACCCGTTGAGTTGGTTGTGCTCTTTAACCGCGGCCGCGCGCTGTAGATCTAAGTAGGCGGCCAGGTCGGTGAGGTGGATGCCCTTGGCCGACTTCTGGCTCGGTTCCATGCGGGTAATGGGCAGTTTGATCTGACCACTCATCACCTTGCGCTGGAACACTTCCGGCGTTAGGTGCGTGAAGTAATCCCGGCACACCAGTTCCAGCGAGATAATCGCCTGGCCGTCGTATTGGGCCATCAGAATAAAGGCTGTGTTCATGGTGCATCCCTCGCACCGCAGTTCGGGCAGTCGTCGAATCGCTGACGCTCGCTGAGGAAGCGGCCGCAGCCGTCGCAGTTGGTGAGGTTGCTGTATTTCCTTGTACGCTGGACCTTGATCTTGGGCAACCGCAGGCCAGCAGCCCGGAGCGCCTGTTTGTGATCGAGCAGCGAGGCCCGAACGACGGGGCGCGAACGCTCAACAATGTAGCCGCATGGCCATAGCTCAAATTCCTTCGACCGATACCCGACAGCATCTGATGCCCCCGGGTGAATCGCCTGTTCCAGGTCAGCGGTTGGCCCTTTCCCGCCGAGCCAGACGAGGTCGTTCCCGTCCCATGTGCATGCGTAGGCCACATACACACGGCCGTCATCGTTACGGTGGGCCTCGGCTTCAGACCGGGTCAGGTACTGGCAGTCAACTCCGATTTCCGCCCGTGCCCGAACATACGCTGCGGGCCAGGGCAGGTCGGTGTCGCGGCTCTCGAACTGCTTCACCGCGCGCTCGATAGTGAATTGCTCGGCCTCGTCCAGGTTCGAGGTGTACCCGCCGCCGGACTTCCAGAACATGGCGCGGCTGCCGACGTTGTTGCGGCTGTCCTGTAAGTAGAAAAGGTCAGACATTGTGGGCCTCCTGTTCAAAGTTGAAATGACTGGCGGGTGAGCAGCGGCTGGATCTGCTGAGCAGCATCGATGTCGCCGGCTGGCTGGATGTCGCAAACGAAGTAGTTTCGCTTGCGGTTTTTTTCAGTGAGGTCGGCCGTGAGTTGTCGGGCAGTAATTCCGCACTGCTGATATGAGTCAGGCCCAATCCAGCGTTGAACCGGGATCACCTGACAATCCGTGCGGGCGGCACTGGTGCACAGGTACAGCAAAAGGAATACGTTCATAGGACCTCCTGCTGCGCGACGCTGTGTGCTTCCGGTTCACACGCCAGCAGCAGTCCTGCCATGTAGTCGATGGCCTGCATTGCGTCGTCGTTGTTTTCGCCGAACACCCTACGGGCTGTCGCTTCTGCGAGAGCTACGGCTGCCCGCCAGTCTGCGGGCGGCTGTTTGGTAGGTTCGTCAGCCTCCCAGCCAATGGCACGCCGGCGACGCATTAGATTAAGTGCGTCGGCGGCGCCCTGGGTGAGGTGCGCAGGCTGGCGACAATTACCGGCCGCCAGGTCATCGACGAACTCCTCCAGGGCATCCATGGCTGCCAGGCCGTGACCAAGGCTCCAGGCGACTACTTCACCGCCCTCGACTTCCTGCGGGATGGTTTGACCAGTGGATCGACAGATGACGATGGTGTCGTAGCGCGGTGTGGTAGCCTCTGCGGTGCCGCCTTGGGGTTGATTCACTTGCATGGTGCTTCTCCTTTGGGGTGGTCGGTGTCGAGGGGTTGCAGCCCCTCGGCACCACTCTTTCGGAACAATTCAGCCGGCGTTGCGAACCAGGAAAATTTCCAGGTCCTTCAATCCATCGTTCTCGTCGTGAGCTGTCTGCCACTTCAATACTTCGTCGATTTGCTGGCGGGTGCAGTCATCCACGAGCAATGTGCGTTCTCCGCGCTCAATCCTTACTTCCATGATCGAAAGCAGGCCCTCTTGGGCGTATGCATCCGCGTGGATGATGCTGGTGGGCTTTCCTTGCGTGTTTCGCTGCTCCTCGATCTGCCTTAGTTGGCGGGTCTTTCCCGTTGCCCTGGCGCCTTTGATGACCTTGATATGCATGGTGCTTCTCCTTTGGGGTTGCCCAGGCGTTGCAGCACCTGGGCGGTTGGGTTAACGGACGATGGCCAGAAGCACGTCCGGCGCGAGGTTGCCCAGGACGATCAGGACAGCCAGCGCCGCGGCGCTGCAGGTCAACGTGATCGCGTTGTCACTCAAGGTCGGTTCGTTGTCGTCTTGCATGGTGCTTCTCCTTTGGGGTGCCGATGCGTTGCAGCGCTTTGGCGGTGTGTCAGGGCTGGAAAATCCAGCACCGGACGGTTTTCGGTTTGTCGAACGCGTCCAGCAACCGGGCTGAGTTGACGCCCTTGTTCGACTCCAGAAACTTGGGTGACTTGCTCGTCTTCAGCAGGCGCTTCAGATCGCTGAGCGCAGGCACCTGCTGGCGTTTGTTGGCAGCCATCTCGACGAATTCATTGAGGTTCACGGCGATTAACCCGTCCTTGCGCGCATGGTTGAGCGCGCCTCTCTCATCCATGCCGTTGAGGAAGTCGTACAGGTCCCAGAATTCGCGCACGGTCGGGTGATCGGCATTGATAGCCTGCTGGCGCTCTAGGGCCATGCGGTTGACCTCGGCGTGTGCGAGGGCCTTCCGGTGTTCGCCAAGAGGCACCACGTCTGCCAGTGCATCAATCAGGCTGCGCAGTTGGGCATGGTTCTTGGCGATACGAACGGTACGGACGCCGGGCTGGGCCAGCAGCTCCTGCTCGTAGCCGGAGGTGTTTTCCTCCATCAGGCGCATGGTGTTGGCTTCGCGTTGCAGTGCCTTGACCAGGAAGCCGCTGATGTTTTCCATCGGCATGCGTTCCAGTTGTTCGGCGAACTGCTTGGTTTCCGGGGTGTGGTGCTCCCGGGTCAGGTGGACGTGGCAGAGTCGCTGCAAGATCGGCTCCGAGGCGTTCACCGGGTTGTTCTGCGCAATCAGCAGGGCGGCGCGAAAGGGCGGTTCGTGGGTGTCGTTGCCGTTGTTCTTGACGCCTGTAGAGCGAACGCTGCGGCCGTTGTAGGCGGTTTTCAGTTCGTCCCAGTCGAAGTGCTTCACCGGCTGGCCTTCCTTTTGCTCACGCTCCGACTCAATCAGCACCACCGGCAGGTTGCTGACCTGCGAGAAGTTGCGCGCACGGCTTGCGGCGGTCGCTTTGGAGGGGTCGAAGCCTTCGTAGTCGGTACGGCCGACCAGTTTCCACAACAGCTCCACCAGGGTGGTTTTACCCGAACCGGCTTCCCCCACCAGTTCCAGGAACATCAGTGACTTGTGGATCTGGCGGATCTGCTCGGCATGCAAGGCGCCCAGCCACCAGGCCAGCACTACCAGGCCCTGCACGCCAAAGCAGCGCCAGTAGATATCGAACCAACCTTCGTTGTAGGCGTTGAGGTCGGTGTTGATGTGCAGCACCGGCGACTGGCTCTGCGACTTGATGCTCAGTTTTCCGAGGTCGAAAAAGTCTTCCTTGTTGCGCATCTGGATCTTCCCGCCGAAGAAGGCGAGGTCGTTGAAAACGTAGGCTCCGTGTTCGCGGCTGTAGCCGATCCATTCGATGGTGTTCACGGTTTTCAGGCAATCGAGCTGGGGCGCGAGAATCCGTTTCAGCTGTTGGGCGCTGCCCTCGAACATTGCACCGTTGGAGACGTTGAGCAGGCGATTGGCGAACTCAGGCGCCGAGGTGAGCTGCTTGGCCGTGAAGGTGCTTTTGATGACGGCCCCTTGCGGGCGCTCTATGCGGAAGTAGTACCAGGCCTCATCGGTCAGGTCGTTGCGCATGTAGTACAGCGCTTGGAAGTTGCAGTTGGCGATGCTGGTCACTGAGCCTGACTGGCGCAGGGCCTTGTAGCGGCGCTGTTCATCACTGAGCAACTGGTCTTCATGACGCTCTGAGCTCTCCAGGTCGTTCATGGCGCGGTCGTAGCGCTCAAGGTCCAGCCGAAACCAATACAGGCGCTTGCGGAACGAAAAGTGGAATTCCTTGCGTTCGTCACGCAGGTAGATGAGAAAGCCCTTTTCTTCAGCTGAATCGGCAAGCAGCAGGTCGCCCTGGTGACGGGCCTCTTCCAGGTCTTGCTGGATGCGTTCGGCTCGTTCGTCCTCACCCTCGATAGATTTCCAGCGTAGGTGCAGGTCGTTCCAATCGACTTTTTTGCCATTGGGCTGGGGGATAACTGCTGCCTTGCAGGTGAAGCCCAGGTCGCGCGCATCCTTAGCCCAGCGGCGCATATTGGCCTTGGCGACTGGCTCGTTATCGAGCGCCCACACCAGGCGTGGCAGGGGTTTGTCAGCGTCGCGGCGCAGTTTGACCAATGCCTTGAGGGAATCGATAGGGCAGGGGGCGCTGGACATCATGGACACGGCCGAGACGTCGTTGTGTCCTAGGGCAATGGCGTCAAAGATCCCTTCGTTGACCCAGAGCTCGTCGACTTCCAGCAGATCCAGGCTTGGTGGGCACCACCAGACGCCTTTGTAACCTGGCTGGCCCTCGCCGGTGGGGCGGAAGCGCGCCTTCATCTTGCCGAATCGCTCGGGCCGATCGATCAGGCGCTCCCAGTAGCCGCCTTTTTCCAGGGGAAAACGCACCGTGGCACTGCCGATGTTGAGGCGACTGTCCCAGTAGTGCTCCTGGGTGAACCAACCGGCGATCAGCTCAAACTTAAAGCCCCGCGCAAACTCAAGATAGGCGCGCGCCGTGGCGAGCGGGTTGTCTGGCGTCGACGGAGCGGTCTTGCTCCAGTCGTTGAACAGATCGTCGTAGATGTCCTTTACGTGGACGCGGTGGTCGCACTTTTCTGGTCGTCCGCAAATCAACGTCCAGGGCGAGTCGTAGAAGGTGTACAGGGTCTTCTGGCCGCAACTTGGCGCAGGGCAAACACCCTTGCGCATGTAGTTGGTGCCGGGCATGTGCTTGAGCTGGTAATCCCGCTCAATGCGTTGGATGACTTCGGCTCGCAGCCTATGTTCCATTTCCATCGTGGCTTACTTCGCTTCGTCGAGACTATGTTTCAGGGCGCCAATCAGGCGTTTTTGCGCAGCCATGACCGGAAAGGCCACGAGCAGCGAACCGTGCCGGAGGCCTTCGGGGATCATGCGAAAGCGATCGTCATACCAGTGCTCGTTGAACTGGGCGCTGTAGTCAGCTCGGAGTGCTTGAAGCAGGGCTTCGGCCTGTTCGCGGGGCAGTTTTGCGGTGATGGCGATGTCGATTTCCATGGTTCACCTCAGATTTCGGGCAAAGCTCACCCAAACCCACGGGAAGCGGGGCAGGGCAGGGTGTTTTAAAAGGGTGTTATCGAGGGTGCGGCTTGTGCGCAGAGGCGCGCTGGGTGAGCAGAGTCTGTGGCAGAAGCCTTGCCGGAACTGGGTAGCGCAGATCGGCTCGGGTATCGATCAGATGCACGACCTTGCAACCAGGACTGGAGCCCCAGTCGATACCAATCCATTTGCGCTGCTGGATCACCTGCAGCTCGGTCCAGGCGTTGTGCACCAGCTGTTCAGCCATGAACACCGGCACTTCCAGGGCAGTCGTCAGGTGTCGGACGCAGTTGTCGTAGAGCCTGTCGGAATCCACCAAGTACTGCGCTTCATGTCGTTGCAGATAGGCAAATGCCGCACGCTGCATGCTGCTGCGGTAGTCATGGGGCAGGTGTTCGTGATTCATGGCGCACACTCCATTTCCATTTGGTCGAGCAGATCGGGTTGATCGTTGGCGGTCTTCATTGCCGCACGGCGTAAGGCGATGTCGGCGACCGGAAGGCGCACGGATGGGTTAGCCATGCCGCTGGGGCTCATCTCGTGGGTCATCTCGAATTCAGCGCGTACTGACCAGCCACAAGCCTCGTTGGTGCACTGCAGGTAGGCCACCCGCAGGAAAATGTGGGTGCCCTCGCTGGTGCGGATGCGCATGCGGCTGAGGCAGTGGGGGCAAACGAGCTTGTAAGTACTCACCCTGCAACCTCCTTGCTGTAGAGCTGGATGGTGGCTAGGACCTCCGCGTAGCGTGCTGACATGTAGTTGAGCAGGGCGCTGACAATGGCATCGGCTTCATGCCTTTCAATAATGCCGTCGTCGAGTGCCTTGGCTATCGCTTGATCCACCCGGCCGCGCTTAGCTGCAGCCTTGACTGACCGGTTGTACAACTCGACGTTGTCCAGATCCGTCGACGCGGTCAGCGGGACGAACATGCCGCCGTATTTGGCCGCGATGTAGTCGGGTAGAAAGGTCGTACCTGCGACTTGCTCAAGACGATGAATGTGATCGTCACTCAGGGGGCGGCTACCGGCGTTTTCATAGGCTTGGTTATCGAACTTCTTGAGCCGCATACCCAGATCAACGGCGGCGTACGGGCGGCCACCCGGGTAGCTGCAAATGACTGCGCTGACGACGTCTCTTCTGGTGCCTAGAACTGGGCGTTTCATCTTCTGGTTTCTCCTTGGAGTCATCGCCCCTACAGTGAACTTACAAAGCCGGAATGGAAGGTCGTCCGGCGTTTTCAGTGAGGATTCCGGGTAAAACCTCTTTTTCAATCACCCGGGATAAGTCCTGCAGGATCTGGAAGGTCAGGCGTCCGCGAGGCAGCGTTTTGTGTCCCGCCCAGCGCTGAACTACTTGCGTCACGGTTCGCACCTCGTAGCCATGGCTGATGGCGAACTGGCGGAAGTTGCTCCCTCGCTCGATCAGTCGTGCCTGGATCTGGCGCTTTTCCATGGCTTCGCTCATGGTTGGAGTGTTCCTAGTTGGTTAAGATGTACCTGTTTGTTCGCAGTATACGCACCCAGACGGGTGCGTCAACCGGATCATATGAAAAAATGAGTATAGCTACGCGCCTGCGCAATGTTCTCGACGAGAAAGGACTCTCCATAAAGGAGGCCTCTAAGGTCGTTGGCATCCCTTATAGGACGCTCCAAAACTACCTTTTGGACGAGCGCGAGCCCAACGCAAAGGCTATGACAGCGTTGCGCACTCATTTGGGTATAAGTCTTGATTGGCTGCTTACAGGGGAGGGGTCTATGTTCCCGGGGCAGGGTGGTGAGGTAGCTGGCGTTCAAACTACGAACATGCAGGAGGAGGCCATTCTTGAGCTGTTTCGTTCGCTTGGAGAGGCCGGAAAAAGAGAGATACAAAGCGCTGCTGAGGAAAAGAAACGTTTAATGGATGTCGAGCAGCGTCTCAAGGAATTGACTGAATCTCTTGCTGACACTAAACGGCCGGCATAGTCTGCATCCATTAAGTTCGGATCAGTCAGAAGGGCAGCTAGGGGCACCAGTTGCAGTGGTCGGCGACAAAGCTAAGGACGGTTATGAAAGTGGGTCTTTTTTTAAATGCGGGCGTCTGTCTGGCGGTGCTGACTTTGTCTGCATCTGCATCCGCGGCTACCTGTGACAGTATCCTGGCGGCCCTCAAGCAAGAACGTTACCTGACCCAAGTCAGGCAAACCGAAGGCAATGGCACCACTGAGTATCGGGACGGGCCGAACATTACCCTGTCAGTTAGCTGTGGTGTCGGAAAACCTAACCTCGCGATCACTTGGGATGGTCCTGAACCTGATTCGCAGTATTACGACCTGGTCGGTCGGGCTGGGAGTCTAGTTTCCTCTCGGTCTGCCGCTGGTATCGTCAAAGCGTCGAAGCAATGCCGTAGTAAGGCCCTCAAGGACGATGGGGAAATTGCAACGATCGAGGAAGACGATCTCGCACTTGAATGTCAGGCATTCGTTCGTGACGGTGGCAGCACGACTATTTCCGTGTTTGCCGAATAACGCAGTTATCTAAGATGCGGACTCGCCTTTTGCGGGTTTTTTTGATTCCTCTTTCGCTGCCTGCAGCCGCTTCCACTCCCGATCAACCGCACGTTTTGCGGTGTGCTTGTTGGCGTAAAGCCACAGCAGGCGCTTGGGTTTCGTCTGGTCACCGGCCGTCCTGGTCTTCTCTTTCCCGGTTTTCTCGTCGCGGTAGTACGCGATGATTCCTGTGTAGTTCTGCTGGTTTTCTTCGGCCAAGCCTTCGACTGTGTCCTCTGGCAGTTTGCTTTCCAGGTCCAGGCTTACGGTGTAGCCATTGTCAGCGCTGAGGGTGTGCTGCACGTTGCCGCCGTACCAGATGATTTCGTCAATTTCGGCCTTCACGCCCTGGAGGGTGTAGGTGAGTTCGGGTATCAGATCTGGCCTGCCTCGGGCCAGGGTGTAGCTGAGTGTTGCGCTCCCACGTTGTAGTCGATTGAGCTCGGCGCGCGCAGCACGTAGCGCGGACTGCCTGTCGCTGTAGGTGTGACGGAGATCCTTGAGGTTTTCACCTCCGCCGGCAATGGCTTCCTGTTTTTTCGCGCTGTTCACGTCGTAGAAGTACGCCCGAACCCCGTCATAGCTGTCACGTTCGGCTTGCAGATAGCGGTGTGAGTCGCCGTCGGAGCGAGTCAGCGTGATGTGTGGCAGATCCAGACCGCTGGCTGTCTTGCCTCCACCCGCTGGAATGCACAGGAGGCAGCCGGCCTTGACGCTGATCACCGCGTCGAAGTCTTCACCCAGGCGGCTGATCAAGTTGGCGTCCGATTCGTTGGCTTGAGTCAGGTGAGGGATTGGGAGTCCATCGAGTGCGCCGGCGATAGTCGCTGTAAGGCCGTTACCTACGGCGATATCGCCGAGGATATCCCCCAGGGTTTTGTTGTTCCAGCTGCGCTCGCGCTTGGTCTTCAACCCTTTGCGCAGGTCTGCTGATCGAGCACGGATACTCAGTACATCCGGGGCGCCGCTGTGTTCGGTCTCGTCGACTGTGTAGGTACCTTTGTCGACCAGGCCTGTGTCGCTCCAGCCAAGCCAGAGGCGCACCACTGCGCCTTTTGGGGGGATCGCTAATAGCCCGTCGTGATCGCTGAGGGTGATGCTGAGTTGATCGGCTTCGATTCCCCGGTTATCGGTCAGGTCCAGGCTCAACAGTCGAGGACTGATCAACTGGGCAATATCATTGCCGTTCACGGTCATGCGAAACGCAGGAACGGCATAGATCGCGTCGCGCTGGTACTGCTCGGTGGTATCTCGAAGGTAAGCCGTTACGCGGGCAATCGCTGCATCGATCATAGGAGGGCTCGGAGAATATTGATGCCCGCGCTGGCAGCGGCGCCCAACAGGTCGATCCGGTCATCGTCGATACGCTTGAGCGTGAGGCTGAACTCAATTCGCCGCGGTGTACCGTCGCTGAAGAAGATGGTCTTGGTTTCACTCAGACTTTCAATGATCCAGAGGCCGTAGATTCGTCCGCTGCCCTCAATCACCGGCCATGCTTTACCCGTGTTTGCCATGTGCCTTAGTGCGTCGAGGCTGAGCACTGTGCCAGCCAGCTCAGGAAGCAGTATCCCCGGTAGGGTGATGGTGTCTTCTCCGCGTCCGAGGAATTGCCGGGCGGGTGGTGCGCCGAAACGATTGTTGCTGGCGTGACGCCAGTCGGTCTGGCGTTGCAGCTCCTGGTAGGCCAGCGTGTGCAGGCTGAAAACGAACATGCCAAGGGCAAGCATCATGGCCAGTTACTCCAGGTCGGATAGTTTGCTGCGCTGGCGGGCGTTCTTTTCACTCTGGATCCGAGCCATCTCCGCGCGCACAGCTTTGGCTACCGCCTGCGAGTCCAAACCAGGGCCGGTAGGAATATTGATGACGTATTGGTCGTGGCTATCGTAAATCACGGGTGCGCTGCCGCTGATCGGGCCTCTGCTATCCACGGTCAGAGCAGAGGTTGATGTTGAGCCCCGGGCTAGGCCCCCGGCAGCGGTGAGTTGTTTTGCCGTGCTGGTCATCGCGCTGATCGGCCCTTTTGCACCACCTTCCAGGCCCAGTGTCAGGCCCGCCATAGTGAACCCCCCAAGTTCGGCAAAAACTCGGGAGGGGCTATGGATGTCCAGCTTTTCCTTGAACCAGTTGATGGTGGAATCGCCGATCGAGGTGATGGCGGTTTTGATTTGCCCCATGCCGGCATAAAGCCCGTTCACCAGGCCGTTGATGATCATGCTGCCGAACTCGGTAAATCGAGTGGGCAAGTCGAGCCCCAGGTAGTTCAACACCTCGGCGAAGGCTCGATAGAGGATGCCGATGGGGGTGAAGTTGGTCAGCACAGTAACGATGCCGCCGATCCCGCCTGAGAACCCCGCTTTGATCTCGTTCCACAGGCCAATGACATACAGCTTTACTGCATCCCAATTTTTGTAGATCAGGTACGCGGCTCCGGCCAGAGCAACCACTACAGCAGCAATGGCTAATGCTATTGGGTTGGCAGCGAGCCCCCACAGTGCGATACCGACAGTGCGTACCGCTGTCACCAGTACGCCACCCATCAGGCTGGCGAGCACTCTTATACCTTGACCCAGCATCGGTAGGGCGTTACGAGCGAGCCCGGCCAGCGTTGGAAAAAGTCGTTGAATGACGCCTCCGGTACCAGCAGCCTTGAGCCCGAACAAACCCAGGCCGTAATTGATGACTGCAAAGGGGCCGATCAGGCTGGCCAATGTCAGAGCCAGCGCCCCGAAGGTCGCCGCCAGCACTCCGACTACCATCAGGGTTTTCATCATGGCGGACGCTGCAGCCGGATTTTCCTTCATCCAGGCAGTGATTTCCTTTATCGCTTTGGTGATGGTTTTCAGTGCCGCGACATAGGTTGGCAGAATCGCGGCGCTCATTTCTCTGTAAGCGTTTGTCCGCTGTGCCAGCAGCTCCAGTTCCTGACCTTGGGTGCTATCTAGGCCTTTTGCATACAGCTGATCAATGCCGTCCGCGCCGGCGTTTAGTTTGGCGTTTTTATGTATCTGCTCACGCTGCAGATACATCTGGGCGAACAGGTTCGAGGCTGTGCGGTTGGAGAAGATGCTGCCGATGGTGTCCAGCACCTGGCTTTTCTCGGTGATGCCTTTGGCTTTCAGCTGTGGCAGCAGCACTTTTTCCAGCCACTCGAACTGGTTCTCCCGGAAAATCTTGCTGCCCTTGATCGCGCCGACATCGAGAAAGGCAATCTGACCGGCTTTGTCGTGTTTGACCTTCTTCGGATCTACCAGCCCCAGTTTCTCCAGGTTGTTGGCCGCCCGCTTGGTGGTGCGCCCCTGGTAGATGTTGGAGTAGGCGCTCATCATCGCTGTACCGACACGGTGTCCGCCCATCTCCTGTACGAGCGGTTCCAGTTGGTAATAAAACGCATCGTCTTTGATGCCTTTGGCCGCTACACCACCGGTCTTGATCACGTTCAGCCATTCGTTCGGGCCGACGCGGCCACCGGTGGCTGTGAGCACACGTTGCACGATATCGGCCTGATTGATGAAGGCTTCCTTGCTGGCGAGTCCACCGCGCAGCTCAATCACCTTGAGCATGTCCATGAACTTGCGTTCGTTGTCGGATCCTTGTTCCTCGCCGTACATGGCGTGGTTGGCGAACTTCATTTTCGCCAGGGTCGGGGCAACCATCTCGGCTTCATGTTCATCCGCGAACACGGTCATGGCATCCCGAACCAGGGTCAGGTTCTCGGTCACGCTGGTGCCGTAGGTTTTCATCTCCTTGGCAAACTGGATTGCCTTGCTGGTGTCTTCTTTGCCAAGCCCCAAAGCCGCGACGCGCTGTTCCTCCAGCGCGAAGTATTTGCCCTCTTGCAAGGGGGCATACAGACCACGACCTACCCCATAGCTGACACCGATGCCTGTTGCGCCGCTCATTGCGGCGTCGCCGGAAAACTGTTTGCGGCGGTCATAGGCCTGTTTGAGTGCGGCCCGTGATTTGGCGGTGTGTGCTTGCTGTGCGCTGAGAAGTCGAAGACGCCGAGTCTGGTCGTTGATGGTGGTGTTGGTGGCGCCAATTTGCTCGCGCAGTTGGCGCTCGTGGCTACTGAGGTTCTTGGTGCTGATCCCGGCACTGTGGAGCTTCGAGCGCAGCCCCTGCAGCTGTACTCCTTGTTGCTGATGCTCTTGCTTGAGCCGCTGGGCTTCGCGCACGGCTGCACGAAAGTCCCGGGTCATGGCTTTGGTCGGAACGCCGGTGGACGCAAACTGTTGGCTCAGGGCCTTGACCCGTTCCCGGGCGGCATCGAGAGACTGCTTGGTCTGATCGGCGGCGGTGCGTTGGGCGCGCCAGGCGCTGACATCTTTCTGTTGGGTGTTGAGCTCCTTCAGGCGATCGCGCGCGGTCTTGAGCGCGCGTGCGCTCTCCAAGCCGCCCGCGCTAATCTTCTTCAGAGGCCCGCTGGCCTTGTCGATGGCGTTGAGCAAAACCCGCAGTTTCAAATCATTCGACATCGGCGGAGCTCCTTACCCTGGCGCGCTCGCGCCAGTCCATCAGTTCTTGCAGGCCCAACTGGTCCATGTCAGCTGGCGCCCAGTGAAAAACCACAGCCAGATCGGCCATGGCGTCTTCTACGCAATGAGGGATGCTTCCTTCTTCACCGACTTCTGCAACAAAAAATCGGTGATCTTGCTGCCGCACGCCAACAGGTCGGCAGGGTCCATTGCCGCGGCTTCAGGGGCGGTGATACTGGGGGTACTGATGCGTGGAATGACCTTGATCAGGCTGGCGACATCCATGTTCAGCAGTTCGATCAACTGCACACCGCGAAGCTCGCCGGACTGAGGTTTGCGTAGGCTGATCTGGGTAATCTCGGTTTTGCCGCGCTTGATCGGGCTGTCGAGGGTTACGCTGTTTTCGTCGGCGGTGATTGGGGTTTCGAGGGTTTCTTCGGTGTTCATGATGTACTCCAAGTGAAGATGTTAATTTGCTCGGTGATCAAGAGTTGAGCAGGTCAAATGCCCAGGGCTTGGCGCTGTTTTTCCAGCATGTCGACGCCGTTGACCTTCTCGATGAAGTTCAACAGGTCGATTTCGACGATCTCTTCGTTGTCCACGGTGAGCTTGTAGTAGCTGCAGGTAGTTTTGATGCTGTGCTCGGTGTCTTCACCGGGCTTGGCGTCGCCCATTTCGATGGACTCGTGACGGCCACGCACCACGACCTCGACGGTGCTGACTTCGCCGGTGTCGTCCTGCTGAAAGGCGCCGGAGAAGCGCAGCATGATCCCGGAGGCATTCACCGAGCCGAACTGGCGCAGGGCGATCAGGTCCAGGCCGCCGGTTTTCCATTCGAACTGGATGCCGTCATCGGAGAAGCCCAGGTCTGCCTTGACCGAGCCGTTCATGCCACCGCCCCGGTAGGACTCCATCTTGCGGCCGAGGGGCGGCAGGGTGACCGACTTGACCACGCCCAGGTAGCTGTTGCCGTCGTTGAACAGGTTGAGGTTTTTCAGTTTGCGAGGCATGGCCATGGCGGTGTTCTCCGGTGTCTTGGCACGAGGTGACTCCCTTCGCGGGGGAGCCCCTGGTTAGCTATTGATCTTGCTGGCGAATTCCATGAGGTAGCGGTCGGTGATCCGCTGCCGCAGGGTGAGGTCTTCCAGCGGTGGTACCGGCGTGTAGTCGTAGTCAAGGAACAGCTTGCCGGCCTTGAGGGTGTCCTTGTCGTTGGCGTCTTCCTGGTACCAGCAACTGCCGCCAATCAGGTAGCCGGCCGTGGCCATCTCGCGGAACTTGGCGTTGACCCCGTTGATGATGTCCTTGACCAGGGATGGGGTCATTGGTCTGTCCACGGCCCACATGTGCGCCTCGGCCATTGTGTCGGCGAGGATCTGCGCGGTACGGGTGTAGTTCTCGAACGCGAACTGCGGATCGTCGGTGCAAGTGCGACTGCCCCAAAAGCGGAAGCCTCCCTCATTGATCAACGTGGTGATCTCGTTCGAGTTCAGGTAGTTGGCATCAGTGGCGGGGTTTTGCAGGTCCCAGAACACGTCGGCGCTGATGCCAGTAACGCCGCTGACCGGAACGTTGGACAGGGTTTTATGCCAGCCGGTCTCCTGGTCGATCTTCGCGCGCAGGCCCAGGGCACGGGCCACGGCCGAGGCGGTGACGGTCTTGTTCTCCACGGTGTCGAAGTTCAGGAACTCCGGCCAGATCACCATCATTTCCCGGGCGCCGAAGTTCTCGCGGTAGGCGACCACTTCTTCCTTGGTCTTGCAGTTCCAGGCGCTGACGTAGGCGAAGCCGCGTAGGTCTTTGGCGATGGCGCCCAGGGCGGTGGCCACCGGCAGGCTGTCGAGGCCTGGCACGCCGAGGATGCGCGGCACCATTCCGACGCGGGCCTTGGCCGCGAGCAGGGCCTTCATGCCGGTGTACTTGCCCTCGGCGGTGGTAGTGCCGATTAGCGCACTGGTGGTGGCGGCTTCATCTGCGCCTTCCTTGACCCGCACCACGATGGTGTAGGGCTTGGTCTGGTCGGCGATGGCCTGGAGCGAGGCACGGAGTGTGCCCTTGGTACCGGCCTTGCCCACGGCAGCCTGCACGTTGGTCAACAGGACCGGGGTGTCGAGCGGGAAGGTGGTGGCGTCGGCGTCGTCGGCAGTGCAGACCAGGCCGATAACAGCGGTTGGGATGGTGCGAATGGGGCGGGTGCCGTCGTTGAGTTCGAGGACCCGCACGCCGTGAAGATAATCGGCCATGGGTTTTGCCTGCGCAGTAATGGGGTGACAGTGCACAGGCTGCCGCGCGCGCGTCGGATCAGCGAGCGCGCAGGCTTGTAGGGGAGGGGGTTACAGGTGCCCGGGTAGCCAGATGGGCGCCGGCGGCCGGTGTTCAATGAGCGGGAATTCGCCGGACTCAGGCCACCCTCGCAGCGCTCGGCGATAGGCCTGGAGCTGGCTGTACTGCTCAGACGTCAGGGTTGTGGCCGCGCCGTCCTCCAGCTCGTCGCGATGCCGCGTCACGACGCCATCGGTCTTGGTTAACTGATCGTCCCGCCACTGCCGCTCCTGCCCCATAAGCTCCTCAGGGGTCGCTGGCGGGGGATCAGCAAGCACGGGCAGCCCTTTTTTTACTGTTATGATCTGGCCCGCAGCGTTCCCAGCCAGCAGCTCGGCCCAACGTTCGTGGGAAATCTCTACTGCATCGCTCGGGATCAAACAGGCAGGATTGTCAGGTTCGAATGGGCCGTGCATATCGGGATCGTAAAAACCGCCAGTTTGTACACTGAAATACATGGTCAACTCCTTACACTTTGCCAATGGCGCGCCAGTAAACCGCCTCACCGATGCGACTCCCATTCAAGAACGCACCGACACTGAACTTTGTCAGTATCGTGGCCGGTTTGAACGAGGTCATAGCTGACGTTGCGCGGGCGGGATCTTGCCCAATCGTCGGTGACACGTGAATGCCTAGCGGCACAGCTGTCCACGCAAGCGGGAACGTAACCTCGATATCGCCGGACGTTGACGTTGTGACCACTCCCCACTGTTCAACAAACCCACTGGGTAACTTCTGAAAGCCAGTTGTACCGAAGTTTTTTGAAAACTCAGGTGCGTACTGCAATGCAGCAGAACCCTCTTCAAGTAGCCACTGATTTCCCGCCGCGAAAAGCACTGCGGTTGCGCCCGGCAGCATAGTGAAGCTCGACAGTAGATTGACTCCGAAGGCGTTGATCTTGTGTCCGTTCTGAGCCACGACTGTGATGATTACCGCGTTGTTGTTATGTAGGTAGTATTTCGCTCCATCCTTAAGCCCAACCAGAGATGGAAGGGTCAAGGTTTCAGCGACGCTCGATGAAATCAGGGTGCGCTTACCCGCGGCAGAAGCGTCCAGGGTTGCCGGAAGATTGGGTGCCAAAAAGGACCCGGCGATATTGCCTAAGGCGCGCTGCACAAACTCTGTCGTGGCCAGGGTTTTACTTGTATCGAACTGCGCCGCAGTTTGAGCGGTAGGCGCCCCCGTAAATGCTGGCGAGTTGATCGGCGCCAGCCCTTGGGTCACGCTCTTGAACGCCAGCGGCGTGGTGCCGAGAACAATCGGCCCGTCAGTCGACAGCAGCCACAAGGTGTCAGCGCTGGCGGTGCCCTGTTCAACAGCTACCAGCAGGCCGGGAGTGACCTTGGCGCTGGTGTCTGCATCACTCGCCCGCTTCCAGATCTCGGCCGTGACGTAGATGCCGTTGTCCTTCGCTTGGGCCTGGTCCTTCACCAGCACCCGAGAGCCTGGTGGTACCGGTACCCCGTCAATGGTCGGCGTGCCGGCCAACTGAACCGGCCCCGTGGTCGCCACCAGCACCGAGGATTTCGTATCCTGCCGGTTAACCGCATCGGCAATCGAGTCATCGACATATTGCCTGGTGGCCAGCACCACGGCTGGATCGATTTTCAGCACCACGCTGGCCGCGCTGGAGACGATGAAGTTCATGCGCACGACTTGCGTGCGGCCGGAGCCCTGGGACATCAGCGGCTTGTAACTCGGGGCGCAGTTCGCCACCGCGACCAGGGCGCCGTCGGCGTCATACAAGCCAATCTCACGAATCCACCAGCCCCCCTCGTCGGCCGGAATGATCTGCTCGGCCACGATGATGTTCGGGTTCGCCGGATCGACCGACAGCTTGTTCAGCGGCCGGCGTCGGCGCTCGTTGATCAGCCGGGTTTGCGCCCGGTCAGGAATTGGGTCGGTACCGTTGGCATCCCCCACCCCCATCTCGGTTAGCTTCCAGGGGATGCCCAGGGCATCGGCGTTAGCCTGCTTGGCCTCACCCGCCGCAGTGAGAATTGCGAAGAACTGACTATTCGGGTCGATCATGGGTAGGTGTCCAGGTAGTCGATTGAATGTTCACGCCCAGGGGCGCCGATGTAGCAGGTCAGGGCAATGGCCCCCGAGGTGGGCGGGTACACGTCGACGCTGTCGATTGAGGACTCACGGCCGGTGTTGCCCAAGACGCCGGTGGTGACGATGTCGCGCAGCACGGGCGGATACACGTCGATTTCGTCTCCGTCTGCAAAGCCGGCAAAGATGTTGAATCCCCCGGTGGTCTCAAGGCTGATGGCCAGGCCGGTCAGGTGGCGGGTCACCGGCCGGGCATCGTCGATGAGCCAGGTGAGTTCCTGGTACATCTCCTCGGTGATACCGGTGTCCAGCACTCCAACCTTGATCGCAAAAGTACCCGGCACGCCGGCGGGTACGGTCTGCCACCACTCCATCACCTCGATCAAGTAGCCCAGGGGCTCCACCACACGGCGCAGGGCGCCGATGGTGCCCTTGCGTGAGTGGATGTAGTGGGATGAGCGAATCGCCGAGCGCTTGGCAGTCTCGGGCCAATTGCTGTCCCAGCGGTCGACAGAGAAGGCCCAGGCGAGATAAGGCAGTAGCTCAACCGGGCAGGTGCCGGGGTTCCAAAGCTGGCGCAGCGGAATCGGCACACGCTGGATCTGCGCCAAGGCCACAGCGGCCTGGCGTTCAAGTGCTGTGGAGTTGCCAGGCAGCAGCGGCTGAGCGCTCATCACTCATCCCCCCGGTTCAATACGATGTTGGTGCAGTAGGGCGCCTGGGCTTTGGTGGCGACGATATCGACCCAGTTGTCCAGCAGCACCTTGCGCATGCCTTCAACGTGCAATGCCGCGTGGACCGCTGACTCGGTTACCTCCATCCCCAGGCGTCGGCGCTGATGCACATAGGCCTGCAAACTTTTTTCCGCCGCGGCCAGGATGGGTTCGGCTTCTGGGCCGCTGGATAGCGGGTAGAGCTTGGCCTTGACCTGGTAGCGCAGGATGGTCGCGCCCTGGACGATCAGGCGGTCAGCCACGGGGCGTCGGTCGTCGTCGCTGAGGTAGCTGTTGACCACGGCGAGCAGGTCCGCCGGCGCGGTGCCGTCGCCCAGCAGGCTCTGCACCGTCACCACCGCCACGGCCGGTGATGGGCTTTCAGCGGTGGCGTCGGCGACACGGCCGTCTGCGGCCCGGGCGTGGAAGATGTAGCTGTTACGGGGCCCCGCCGTGCTCAGGCCTTCCCAGGCCATCTGGGCGCGTTCACGGAGGCTGTCGTCGCCTTCCATAATCCGGGGTTGCGGTGGTATGGCGCTTGGTTTGGCTTCCTGTACCACCAGACGCTTGACGTTGTAGTTGGCGGCCAACTGCTCCAGGTCGGTGCCTTTGGCGGTCGCCAGTAGGTTGGCAAGCGCTGCCTCGTTGACCCGTTGGCGCCAGACCATTTCCCGGTAGGCGTTCTCCTGCAGCAGCTTGGCCAGGGGCTCAGAGTCCATGTCGAGGCGGGCGGCGATTTCGGCACGCTCTTCGATCGGCCAAAGACTGATGGCATAGGCCTTGCGCTCGGCGAGGATCAACTCGAAATCGATCTGCTCGACGATCTGTGGCGGTGGTAGCTGGCTGAGATCAATGGCGGCAAAGGTGTTCATGCGCTGGCCCCCAGTTGGATCGTGACGGCCAGGTTGAGCGGTTCATTGGTATCGACTCGACGACATTCAATATCCAACACCGACTGCCCTTGCAGCGTCGCACCCTTGAACTGCACCTGACTCAGGCTGACGCGGTGTTCCCAACGCATCAGAGCCATAACGGTGGCGGCATAGACCCGCAGACGGGTTAGATCATTGAACGGGTGGTCGACCAGCTCGGGCAACAGGCTGCCGTACTCCCGGCGCATGACGCGGGTGCCGAGGCGGGTGCTGAGGATGTCGCTGCAAGACTGTTCGATATGTTCGGTGGTGCTGATCGCAGCGCCGGTTTCCCGGTTCATTCCGGTGCTCCTGTCTTGGCTCCGCCCGGCATCACTCCACCATGCAGGTGCTTGACCAGGCTGATGCCGGCCGCGACCACGTCCTGCGACACGGTGACCTTGCCGGTGACGGTTTGGTTGCCGGTCTGGGTGTAGTCGCCCTGGTGGGTGATTGGGCCGACGATGCTGATGCCGCCGTCGCTGACCAGGTTGGTAGTACCGCCCGGGGCCAGGGTGGCATTCAGGTGATGGGCGACGCTGTCGTACTCGATCACCGTGCCGTCGCTGTAGGTGCGGCGGTGCAGGCCGGCGCGGTCTCCGTTGGCCGGGGCGCTGTCGCTGAACAGGCCGGTCAAGGCCACGCCGTTGCCAAGTTGGCCCGAGGGGCTGATCAGCAGGACCTGCTCGCCGGTGGTGGGCGGGTCCCACTCCTTGTCGGATCCGGCCCGCAGGGTCAGCCATGGCAGCCAGGTGGTGGTCAGTTCACCGGTTTTCACACGCACGCGCGGGGGCTTCATCTGGACTTCGGCGACAACGCCGAAGCGGATGAGGTTTTCAATCATGCGGGATACAGTGGCTAGGTTGTTCATGCGTGAACTGTGGTGCCGCTTGTGTTTTAGTGCACCACTTTCTATTTGTAATATGACTTTTTACAGGTTTGGAGTAGATCTTTATGGAGGCAAAGGGGAATTCTACATTCTGTATTGGAGAACCTTCGTGGGCAAACGCTTGTGTCGGTAATAATGGAATGCCTAATTATCGTCACTATGCAGACGGTTACTCGAAAGCTGCGAGATTGTTACTTGATAGTGCGCTGAGAGGGCGCGGCGATTATCCTGTAGATTTAATGGTATATCCTATTTGTTTTAATATGCGCCACTCTGTTGAGCTACGTCTGAAGGGGATTTGTGGCTTGTTGGGTAAGGTGGTTGATTGGATGAATAAGGACAAAGTGAGAGAAGTCGCGCTTCGTGTTTTTGATCTTAAGGGGTCCCATGATATAGGTCTTTTATGGAATTACGTGTGGGAGGAGTCTATACGTTTGGATTCTAGATTTAAGTTGTTGGCTACACTTGATGATTTTATCTCTGATATTGCTGCGGTTGATGCTACTGGTCAGACGTTTAGATATCCGGAAAATATTGAAAGTTCTAGGCATTTGACTGAGGTTGATTTAATTAATTTGTTCATCCTCAGGGATAGGTTTAATAAGCTTGAAACTTTGTTGGACTGCTTTGTTGACCTTTGTGAAGAGTTGTTAGTTGAGTACGGCTATGGGACGTTTACGAAGCGCTTGTCTCGCGCCCAACTGCGGATTATTGCATCAAAGTTGCCGCCTATATCATCGGGTTGGAGTGGTAATGAATTTAAGAAGATTAGAGATCAGATAAAGAGTGAGGTAGGGGTCGGCAATCTTGCGCTGGATGAGGCAATTCAGAAAATACCTGAAATGTATGGTTCTGCACCGCATATAGAGTCGCCACCTCTAAAGCATCTTCGAGTTAGGGGGGTGTTGAGTGTATTTAAGGCTTGGTTCGATTTGCATGGTGTGAATGCAATAAGTGAGCGAGGAAAAGATGAAGTTTGTGATTTCGATTTTTTACCTTCTGTTTTGACTTTGATAGAAGAAGGCGTTAGTGAAGGAGAGAAAGTTAAAAAGTTGGTTTTGTCGCTAAGGAGGATCATTGGTCCTCTTGAGCTTTTAGATTTGGAGGCACTGTATGAGTGTGGCGGTATGAAATATTCTGAGCAGTATGATTTATATATAAAGGTGGTGGGAGCTAACTACTACGATTCGGGTAGTGTAGAGGCTGTTTATGCTAAAAAAATGGCTAGGCTACTTCAGAAGTATAATTTTGTTGAAGAGGTTTTGAGGTCGCTCTTTGTTCTGGGACAGAGGAAGATTGCCTTTCATCTTGTCAGGAAATATAAGCTCTCTGCCGAATTTCATTGGATTGAAAATGTCTCGAATGAGAGTTTTTTTGAACAGCCTTGGGAGGGGATTGTTGCAAAGGCTTATGGTGTTGGAAAATGAAGGTGTTTATCTAGCTCGATTGGTGTTGCAGTTATATTATTTTTGTTCTGGTTTCGTCTTCATGGCGGAGAGGTGATATTGTTATCTGTCTTTATTGAGTTGATAGGCATGTCAATAATTGGTCGCGTATTATGGTGATTTCATCATCTGTTAAACCGAGTATTTCTCGCTGTTGGTAGCGTACATCAGGAGCTTCCCGCTCCGCTCGATCCTTCAGCCCGTACTGATGCACGCGCGCAATACGGGCTACCCGCCCAGTAAACCCAACGCTGATCGCATTACCATCCCCCTGAACCTTCAAGAAGTTCGCCGTGCGCATTTTCTTGAACATCTTCACCTGGCGCTTGATGCGTCCCTGTTTGCCCCGCAGGTTCCGCTGTTTGCGCGGTGCGTACTTGCTTCCGTCCGGGTTGCGCTGGGCAATGATTCTCTGTTGCTGGCTGCGGCGCAGGGCCTGGCCGATGCTTCGGGCGAGCTGATTACGGGCGGCCGGCTGCAACTGCCCCAGCAGACCCGCGGCCCAGTCCTCCAGTGCTTCAAGATCAGCCATTGGGCACTATCCATTCCGGGCCGCTTTCGGGCCATGTTGGGTTGCGCTGTGGTTCACCCGGGTGGCTGATAGTGGTGTTGCCTGCATCATCAGTACGAACGACCACGCGCTCAGTGAGGGGAAGTGTCAGGCTCATGTCCACCTTGCTCTTGTCGATGAGGTCGGCCTCGAACTTGATGCCGTCGGCGGACTTGTCGAGGTTCTCCAGCAGTTCGGACTGGTTCACCCGGAGCCACTCCAGCAGCGGCAGCATGACGCTGTCCGGATGGCCGGCGAAGTCGGTCAGGATCACCTGCAAGTCGTAGCTGTACTCGAACGAGAGGCTGGGGGCCGCAGTGCAGCGGACCTTGCCGTTGTCGATGAAGATCAGCAGCCGGTCGGGGCTGTGGCGCAGTTCCGGGATCTGTTCAAGCAGGAAGGTCCGCAGGCTGTCGGGTTTGTTCATGGTTTGGCCTGCTGGTAGCGATAGATCATGTCGACCTGGCCCGCGCATTCGGCCCAGGCGGCCTCGCTAAGGTCCTGGTCGGTGATGAGGTCGCCGTTACTGTTTGGCCTGGTCGCCGGCAGGCTGCAGGGCACCACGGCCGGACAGCCACTGACGATAAGCGTCGGCGCCGGTGAGGGCGGGGCGCTCGCGCAGCCGGCGAGCAACATCAGGCAAGGGCTGGTCAGCCCAAGCGCGCAGATCAGCGTTTTCACGTTTCAGCCCCTCGATTGTGAGTTGTCGTTTGGCGAGCCCCTGGCGTAGTAGATCCTGTTCCGTGCGCAGACGGGCCTGGGCCTCGCGCTCGGCGGAAAGTGCAGCCTCCAGGGCGTTGGCTTTGCCCTCGCTGCGTCCGGCCGCGGCCAGCGCGTCCTGGGTGTTTTTCTCTGCCAGTGCTCGGTTCTTGTCGGCGACCTCAATGCGTTGCTGCTGGCCCCAGAGCAGCAGCCCCAACACGCCGACCAGGGCTAGGCCCAGCAGGATCTGGCGGATGGTGCTCATTTGAGGAAATCCCCCAGGATCAACTGGCGGTACTGCTCATCGGTGTAGGCCGCGCGCGCCTCCTCGTAGTAGGCCTCATCGATTACCCCCGGTGTCAGAAGATGGCGCTGATAGCTGCCGCCGTTGAGTTCTATCAGTTGCAACAGCAGATCCGTTTCCGGGGTATCGATCCCCAGGTCGCGGACTCGGCTCGCCGTCGTTGCGTAGTACCCGCCGTTGCGGACCTTGGCCGACTTGAGCCAATCGAACTCGTCGTAGATCCAGATAGCTTGTTCCTGGTCGACCTCATCAGGAGGGGCTTGACGGTCCGAAAGTACGACGACCCCTGGCAAGCGCCCGTGTAAATCCTCCGCTTGTGGGGTGACGAAAATTACCGTCTCGCCCTGGGCGGTGAGGTCGTTTGCGATTTTCACCAGACGGGTGGTCTTCCCTGTCTGGCGACCGGAGATTTCGAGGTATGCGATCTTGCCGGTCATGCGCGGTACCAGCCCAGTTTGTTCATGGCGCCGACGTCCAGGTGTTCGAGCGGGCCGCGAATCACAATCGCCCGACAACCAGGATCGACAAATTGCAGCGCCTCGGCCAGCAGCTCCATAGCTTCTGGCTCGGTGTTTTCCGGCACGACCAGGACATCACCGTCTTCAACCTTCAGCTTGTGCACCGCTTCGAGATCGATCATGCCGGCACCTCCTGACCGCAGCTGCAGTCGCTGTGCCGCTCATAGGCGCGCTGGAGCTTGGTGTCGTACAGGTTGCGCTGGTAGTTCGGCCCGTTGTACTGCCTGGCGAAGTCGGCCCACTTGCGGGCCTTCAGCGCCTTGTGGAGGGCCGGGTCGGTCTCGATGAAGCGGACGAAGGCCTCGAACTGGCGGGATTCGCTCGCGCTCATGGCCGTCACGAAGTCCTGCACGCTGGCATAGCCCAGGCGCTTCCAGTGAAAGCCCATGATCTGGAAGGCGCCCCAGGAAGCGGATTCGAGGGCTGCGGTGTCATCGATGATGCGGGCGGTGGCCAGGCGCTGATGCTCAGCAGGGCCGCCGGCATAGCCCCCGGGGTTCGGGTTGATGATGGCCGGGTACTGCGCTGCGAGCTCATCAGCATGACGCTTCAGTTCTGCCGGGTCGTCGCCTGGGTGGCGTGGCGTCTTCAATTGGCGGTACATGATATGCCGCTCAAACAGGATCGCCGGCTTGCCGTTGGTGAAGAAGCCCTTGCCGTTCGATTCGACCTCATTGACCGCGTAGACACTGGCGAGGGGCAGATCCAGGCGCTGGGCAGCGCTGACCAGGTCGGCGTTCTTCAACAACAAAGCGCAATCGCCACCGGCCAGGCTGGTTTGGGTTTTCTCGCCGGCGATACCGTCCACCACCAGGCCGGCCTTGAGCTGGTAGGCGCGCACGGCCGCTTCGGTGGCGTCGCCGTAGTCGCCGTCCACCACCAGGATGGCCCCGTGGCTGTTGAGGTTCTTCTGCAGGGTGCGTACCGCCTGCGAGCGATCGCCGTGCCGGAGTGTGTTCATAGCTGCTCTACCTTGCGGTTGAAAAACTTGCGGGCCGCGGCGCGGGTGCCCTCGACGCCGAGCAGGCCGATCACGCCGCCGAAAAATGGGGCGGTCGATGCCGGGATGCCGAGCAACGCCAGACCATGGCTACCGGCCAGAGCCAGGGCTCCGCAGAGCGGCGCCTCGATCAGCATGCGGCGCCAGGTACCACCGCCGTACATGATCCGTAGAGCGGCGATGATCAGCGCCAGGATGCCGGAGTAAATGGTTGGCCAGTTCTGTTCGAGCCAGGCGGCGAACCAGGCCCAGGTGTCGGGACGGTCAGGCATTCGCTTCATTCCAGGGTCCAAGGTGGTAGGTCTCAAGGAGGCGGCTCAAGTGGATCAGTCCCATAGGTTCACCATCTGCCGTTGCGGGGCTGTGGTCTGGGCTTCGGGCATTTGAACGGCGAGGCCTTGCGGCAGGGTGGGGCCGTGATCAGCCAGCCCGGGGTTGGCCTCAAGCACCGCCTCGGTGACGCCTGCTGTGCGGCCGTAGTGGCGCCAGCAGAGGGCGTCGACGGTGTCGTTTTGCAGGGCGCGAAGGGTGACGGCCATCAGATCAGCTCCACGGTGGTGCGCTTGGTTCTCAGGAAGTCGCGGATGGCCCAGCGCTGGTCGCGGTGGTAGTCATCGATGTTCGGGGCCAGTTCTTCGGCCTTGCGGTTGCCGGTGTTGGTGCTGTCATAGGAGCGGTAACGCTCACAGACCTCAGCGCCAACGCCGGCCTCAATCGCTCGGCGGTACAGGTGGACCTGGGCGGATTCATCCTTGACCAGGGGGCTGGGGACGTCTTTCAGTTCGGCATAGCCTGCAGCTTGCTGGGCTATGCGCCAGTCATCGAGCTCCCGGTTGACGCTGATCGCGGCGTTGATCACCGCTGTTTCCAGACGAGCCGGGGTGACGCTGCTGTCGATGCGCAAGGTGGCGCGCAACTGGTCCAGGTCGATCGAGGGCCAGAATGGGTCGGTGTTGATGTGGCCGCTTGGCGTGGTGCCGCCGGCTACGAATCCGCTCATGGTGCTGCGCTCAATAAGTCGCCGGTGGTCGGGGCTTCACGTTCAGGCGGAGCGGCCTGGCCGATCCGCCCCGAGCCGGCGGGGTGCGTGGGGACGCTCGGTTAACTGCGTGCCTTAAGGGGCGGGCGCAGTGTGTTTCTTGAGGAGGCGCTCGACGCGCTCCAGATCCTTTTTGCCGCCGCAGTTGCTGTGCAGCTCGATGGCGCGGGCCAGGTGTGTCTTGGCCTGCTCCAGGGGCTGCAGGGCAGTGTCTGCGGGGGCGTCATCAGCGACCTGAGCAGAAAGCGCCTTGCCGATGGCCAGGTGCAGCTTGGCCCGGGCCTGGTCCGGCATGTCTTCCTTGGTGGTGATCTGCTCGGTGCGCAGCAGCAATTCCAGATCAAAGCTGCCGCCGGCTTTCTGGGCCTTCAACGCGGCCTCGGCGATCTCTTCGGCGACGATGGTGCCGGTGGTGCGCTCGAAGCGATCAGGCATCAGCAGCTGGTGCTCGATCACGTAGGCGGCGATGTCCAGAGCACCCTTGAAGTCGCCGGCGTCCATTCGCCAGACCATCAGGGTGGTCAGCACCTGGTCTTGGGCTCCTTTGCCCTCGGCGAGCATGCCTTCGACGTAGGGCTCGTACTCCGGCAGCAATTGTCGCTTGAGCTCTGCCTTGCCCTCGGTGGACTGCACCTGTTTCAGCCGCAGGTAGTCCTGTTGGAGCTTGGCGAGGTGCAGCTCGTAGATGGTGGCGCCTTCCATGGTCAGGGCTGGCCCGGCGACAGCAGCCGCTGCAACGGCTGCTGTTACGCGCTGGAAGTGACGGCGGCAGGGGTTGGTCATGATCGCCGGCCTCAGCTTAGGGTGATGTTTTCGGCCATGGCAGCGCAGCCCAGGTCTTCGATCACGTAGCTTTCATTGACCGATTCGAAGTTTTCGATGCGGTCGCGTTTGGCGTTGTCGACGACGGTGCGGCGGCGGGTGCCTTCCTGCCAGTACAGCGACAGGTTGTCGAGGCGGGTCACCAACAGGCCGTTGGCCGGGAAGTGCGGCACCCGAACGGCTGGCAGGTTGCCAATGCGCTTTTGGCTGGTGACGATGTCGGCCGCGAGCATCTCGGTCGGCGCCTGGGTTTTGTTGATGATCGGGAAGTACTTGTCGGCCAGTAGCTGGCGACCGCAGACCACCACCAGTTCGGTGTCTTCCTGGTACCAGGGCTCAATGAACTCGTTGACCATGCTGACGACCAGGGCGTCGATGTTTTCGAAATCCTTGCCCGCGCCGATCTGGATCTTGCCGCTGCCGTCGACCACTTCGTGCAACACGCGAGCAGCGTTTTCCAGGCGCATTTTCTGCAGCCAGCCAATGTTCACGTCCTGCAACAGCGGGTTCGTGGATGGGTTGGAGGTCGCGGCGCGGCTGGTGCCGTTCCAGCCGATCATGATCCGGTTGAGGGCCTGGGCCTTGATGATGGCGTCACGAATGCGCGCCTGAAAGTCCTTGAACTTGGCCCACTGGTCGAGCTTCTGGTAGCGAATCCCGGTGTCAAAGTTGGTCTGGGTGCAGGTGTACCCGCGGTTGTCCAGGCCGCTCGGGTCGCGGGGCTCACGGTCCTTGACGGTGGTGTCGGTGGTGCTGGCAATGGTGCCGTCGATGCCGATGCCGATCTTCTCGCCCGACTGTTCGGAGACGCCGTAAACGTTGATGGCACCGAGGAACGCGCTGGACTCCTGAATGCGGGTTTCCAGGGTCTGGGCAACGCTGGGGGCGGCCGTGAATTTGGTGGTGACGTCGCTCACGCCGTGCAGCTGCGCGAGTTGTTGCAGGTAGGCGTTGTACAGGACGCGGGTATCGTTACGCATGGTGTTCTCCGATGTTCCTTGGCTTGGTGTTGTCCGTGTTGGGATCAGCAGTCAGTGACGAGAGCCCCGTCACCACCCGTAGCCGCGGGGCGAGCGGTGAACTGCGGTTGCTGGCTGGTACCGGCCGGCGTCTTTTCGAGTTTTTCCACTAGTGCCGAAAAGTCGGCAGCCAGTTTCTCGTGCTTGGCCAGCAGGCTTTCGCGGGCGGCCTTTTCGGCGGCGAAGGCCTGGCCCTGGCCGGCGACGTGCTCAGCCATGGCCTCGACGGCCTCGCCGAGCTCGGTGAATAGAGCGGCGTCCTTGCCTTCCTTGTCCTTGCTCTTACCGAGCAGGTCGAGCACGCGGCTGAACAGGCCAGCGACCTTGCCGCTTTCGTCCTCGACTTCCTCGAATTCAAGGGCCACCTCGATGGCCTCGGAAAACAGATTGCTGGCGTCGCGCTTGCGGGCTGCCAGCGGGTTTTTGTCCGGGTTTTGGGCGCTGAACGTCAGCATTTCGGTACCCAGGCTGGCCGGGGTATCGGTCACTGCGATGCCGTCCAGATAGGCGCGGCCGGTGTCGGCGAACTTCGGGCGGATCTCGATGCTGGTGTAGAGCTTCTGCCGGGCCTTGTTCATGTTCACCAGGTCGGCGGTGGGTTCGATCTGGGCGAACAGGGCGAGCTTCTTGGCGCCGGCAATCTCTACCTCTTCGGTCTTCAACGCGACCACGTCGCCATAGGCACGGAACGGGCTGTCCGGCAGCATGCTACGCATGTGCTCGATCCAGACCCGGGCGCCGTAGGTGTTCAGGCTGTAGGTCTCGGCAGCGTCGACCAACCATTGCCGTTCGATCTGGCGGCCGTCGGTGGTGGCGCCTTCAACGGCGACGCGGAAGAACTTGGAGCGGTGTTTCTTGGCTGGGGTGTCGGTTTTGCCGGCCATGCGTGAATCCTCAGTGCGGTGGCTGTGTGCCTTGGCGATGAGGGCATGTTGTTGAGCGCGGGCGAGACGGGCAACGAGGCGCTGTTGTAGAACCACGGCTTACAAGGGGCGGCGCGGGAAGTGTTCGCGCGCGGGCGGCAGCATCTGCGCCATGAATGCCATCGTCGACTTGCCCACAGATCACCGCCGCCACGCCAAACACCTGTATTGGCAGGGGTATCGCGTGTGCGAGATCGCCGAGCTGATCGGGGAGAAGGAAAAGACCCTGCACAGCTGGAAGGCCCGTGACGAATGGGACCGGGCCACGCCGCTGGAGCGCATCGAAGCGGCCACCGAAGCGCGCCTGGTGCAGTTGATCCTCAAGGACCCCAAGTCAGGGGCGGACTACAAGGAAATCGACCTGCTGCACCGCCAGCTGGAGCGCCAGGCGCGCATCCGGCGCTTTACCGAAGGCGGTACCGAAACCGAGCTGAACCCGAACCTGGCCAAGCGCAACGAGGGGCCGAAGAAGGCACCGAAGCGCAACGAGTTCGATGAAGAACACATCGAAAAGCTGACCGAGGCCTTTATCGATGGCTGTTTCGGCTATCAGCTGGACTGGTACAAGGCGGGCAATCAGCGTACCCGCGCCATCCTCAAGTCCCGGCAGATTGGCGCGACGTTCTACTTCGCCCGGGAGGCGTTGATCGATGCGTTGACCACCGGGCGCAATCAGATCTTCCTGTCGGCCTCGAAGAATCAGGCGCACATCTTCAAGGCCTACATCCAGGCCTTCGCCCGTGAGACGGTCGGTATCGAGCTCACCGGTGATCCGATCATCTTGGGCAACGGCGCCGAGCTGCACTTCCTGGGGACCAACGCCCGGACTGCCCAGGGCTATCACGGCAACTTCTACTTCGACGAATTCTTCTGGACCTTCAAGTTCAAGGAGCTGAACAAGGTCGCCAGCGGCATGGCGATGCAGAAGCGGTACCGGCGGACCTACTTCTCGACGCCCTCGAGCATGGCCCATGAGGCCTACACATTCTGGACTGGCGAGCGCTTCAACAAGGGCAAGCCGGCGGCACAGCGGATCAAGCTCGACGTGTCCCACAACGCCCTGCAGCAGGGGCGGCTCTACGAGGACCGGATCTGGCGCCAGATCGTCACCATCCTGGACGCGGAAGGGCGGGGCTGTGATCTGTTCGACCTGGACGAGCTGCGGCTTGAGTACGACGCCGAGGCCTTCCAGAACCTGCTGATGTGCCAGTTCATCGACGACGGGGCGAGCATCTTCCCGCTGGCGATGCTGCAGCCCTGCATGGTGGACAGTTGGGACCTCTGGGCAGAGGACTACAAACCCTTCGCCGCGCGGCCGTTCGGCGATCGCCAGGTCTGGGTGGGCTATGACCCGGCAGAAAACGGCGATAGCGCAGGCATGGTGGTGATCGCTCCCCCCATGGTGCCCGGCGGCAAGTTCCGAATCCTTGAGCGGCACCAGTTCCGGGGCATGGACTTCGCGGCCCAGGCCGAGGCCATCCGCCAGGTCACCCAGCGCTACTGGGTGACCTACATCGGGATCGATATAACCGGCATGGGCTCAGGCGTAGCGCAGCTGGTTAAGTCGTTCTTCCCGAACATCACCACCTTCAGCTACTCGCCCGAAGTTAAAACCCGCCTGGTGCTGAAAGCCTACGACGTGATCAAGAACGGCCGGCTGGAGTTCGATGCCGGTTGGACGGATATGGCCCAGTCGCTGATGGCCATTCGAAAGACCGTCACCGCCTCCGGGCGCCAGTTCACCTACACGGCCGGTCGCACCGACGAAACCGGCCATGCCGACTTGGCGTGGGCGACCTTCCACGCCCTGCACAACGAACCCCTCGAAGGGCAGACCACGGCGAACACAGGATTTATGGAGTCCTACTGATGAGCAGACGTAACCGCGGAAAACAGCTGGCAGCCGCCAATGCACCGAAAGAAGGGGAGCTGCTGCAGGCCGAGGCCGGCCCGGTGGAGGCCTTCACCTTCGGGGACCCGACGCCGGTGCTGGATGGCCGCGAGATCCTCGACTACCTACAGTGCTGGCTCAACGGCCGCTGGTACGAGACGCCGATGTCCATGGATGGCCTGGCCAAGACCACCCGGGCCAGCGTGTATCTGCAATCGGGGCTGAACTTCAAACGCAACATGCTGGCCCGCACCTTCATCCCCCACAAGCTGCTCAGCCGCCAGGCCTTCGAACAGTTCGCCCTGGACTGGCTCTGGTGCGGCAACTGCTACCTGGAGAAGCGCAATAATATGCTGCGCAATACCCTAGGCCTGGTCCCGCCGCTGGCCAAGTACATGCGCCGCGGCGCCGATCTGGTGACCTACTACCAGGTGCGGGGCTGGAAGGACGAGCACGAATTCGCCCCGGGCTCCATCTGCCACCTGCGCGAGGCCGATATCAACCAGGAGATTTATGGCCTGCCGGAGTGGCTGGCAGCGCTGCAAAGCGCGCTGCTGAACGAGAGCGCTACCCTGTTTCGCCGCAAGTACTACAACAACGGCAGTCACGCCGGCTTCATCCTCTACATGACCGACGCGGCGCAGAAGGAAGAGGACATTGATTCGCTGCGCACCGCGCTGAAGAACTCGAAAGGCCCGGGCAACTTCCGCAACCTGTTCGTTTACGCACCCGCCGGGAAGAAGGACGGCATCCAGCTGATCCCGGTCAGTGAGGTCGCGGCAAAGGACGAGTTCAGCTCAATCAAGAATATCAGCCGCGACGACCTGCTCGCGGCCTTGCGTATACCGCCGCAGTTGATGGGTATCGTGCCACAGAACGCGGGTGGTTTCGGGTCGTTGCGGGAGGCTGCTGAGGTGTGGGCGGTCAACGAGCTGGAGCCGCTGCAGGCGCGGCTGGCTCAGGTCAACGAATGGCTTGGCGAGGATGTCGTCCGGTTCAAGCCGTTTGAGCTGGGTGCGAAGGAGACGTAGTGCCCTCTGATCGTGGAGTAAAGCCGCCGTCTGGGCGGCTTTCTTTTGTGCAGACATCAGCCTTCTTAGCGTTGGGGAGTGATCAGCTCTGGCCCGTGATTCCGGACGTTGCCGACGGCGGTGCTTACCTTGAACCATTCGAAGGCTTCGGCGGGCTCGCCCTGGTGCAAGGCCATCTGCTCGGCGCGTTCCTTGGGCGTTGCGGGGTCGAGCCATTCCTGGGCCAGGTCCGGGGCCAGGACCACCGGCCGGCGGTCGTGAATATCGACCATGCCGCCGGCGCTGTCGGCAGTGATGATCACAAAACCGTCGTGCTCCCCGTTACCTCCGTCTGGATCCGGCAGTTGTCCAATTGAGGCGCAGAGGATGGGGGAGCCGTCGCGGTGTCGGATCAGGTAGGGCTGTTTCTTCGGGCCTCCTTCGTCCACCCATTCAAACCAGTTGTCGATCGGGCATATGGCCCGGTGCGGCCATATCTGGCGAAAGAACGGCCCGTGAGCCACTTTCTCGACTCTGGCATTGATTGGCGCGGCGCGGTCGGTGGCCCAGTGCGGCCGCCACCCCCAGCGCACGGCGTCGGCGTGTAGTTTGTCTTCGGCGACGTGGAAGAGGGCGAGCTGCATCGTCGGCGCGGCGTTGTAGCGCCCCAGGGGCTGATCGCCGACGCTATTGATCAGGGCCCCGGGCATGCTCAGGGCTGCGACAAAGTCGTGAATGCCGCGGTACTGCGAAAGTCGTCCGCACATGTGAGCGACCTGATGGTAGGACTGCGATCTCTAAACTGTAGACCGGGCCCCATCTCTGGCAACAAACCCGCGCCCATCGCAGACTGCGCAGTCTTCCCGCATCACGAACTGGTCAAGACAGGCTGAGCACTTCCTGAATGCCGCAGCGAGCAGAAGAGGGCGAGCACGGCGGTAGGTTTCGAAGTCGTGATTCTCAAGGGCGATCAACGCTTGGTCTGCGAGGGTTCGGTATGCGTCCGGGTCCTCGATGTTCGCGTACTCGCGTCCGTTGATGCGTTGGCCAGAGATCACCAGGTCATAAAGGCTGCCGTCGGCTGTTGTAACCGTCAGGCCGTCCATTGGCCACACATCCGAATTGATTCGGAACACAAGCCGACGACTTCCTTTCTCATCGATCACCTGGGCTGCCCAATTCGCCGAACCTTCCGGGTAATAGGTCCTTCCCGAGAGCTCGCCCAGCCGCGGCCCGCCGCCACGAGGAACCAGGTCGTAGAAGGCGGACGATATGAATTCAGGTTCGCAATCGATCAGCGTCTCAACGGCATGCCAGTACGCAGCGTTTGCGAGCTCATCCAGGTCGAACTTCTGAGCCTGATCGATGACCTCAGCGTCGACCATGTCTTTGCTGATAGCCAGGCAGCCTTGACGGTATGCCTCGGGGTAACTCATGCGGAGTTCGTGATCGTCCAGGTGTCGGCGCCAGTGGGCAAGCCACTCAGCTTTAGAGGGGGTACTCATGAGATCAGACTGCTATAACTGATGCTGTATGTGCATACAGTAATTCAGCAGAGACAAATCGGCGAATCAGGGCGACGAAGTGCTCAGCGCTGGCTGGGGCAATGACGTGCCACAAAATCGGGGCAGTGACGTGCTTCAGCACCTGGCGCGCGCCGTCGTCCCCCCACCTCGCCTGCGGGCTAAATGGGTCGTTTTTTCTGCACACCTGCAGCCCCCTCAACACGGCGCTGGCTTGGGGCCGCTTTCCGATTTCCGAACCCAGAAATACCTGCGGAACCCTGCACCGAGGGAGTATTTTGTGGAAGGGCCTTGGAGGCTCTGTTGTTGATGGGGAGGGGGGAGTCTCAAAAAGAGTAATTTCAGTAATCTCCCCACGGAAACGGTCTGAAGGCCGCGTATTCCGTGGGTTAGGAGATTACAAAAAGGAGTAACAGAGAAGTAATTGAAAAGGCAATTTTTTATCAAGGTATTGATTTTATAGGGTTTTATAAAGGTGGAGAATTACATTTATAAAGAGTAACCAGGTTACTTTAATGTTGCTTAAATGTTACTTTTTGCCATGATTAAAAAATCCTTTGTTTTCAATAGGTTGATTGGATCAGGCGAAAAAAATTACTGATGTTACTCTTTTTTATAGCCCAGAAAATTTCGAGGCATTGGCGCCCAATGCGCATGCGCGCACGTACGATTGCCAGCTGCGGGTTGTGATGTTCGTTGGGGGCGTAGCTATTAGCTATGGGCGACTGGATAGCGCAGGAATTTGAGCTATGGGCAATTGCAACATCAGGAGGCGGAGTGACTGGTGGGCAAGGGGGGGGAGCAAGTTAGAATCAACGGTGATGTAGGTTACTATGGTCTGATGGTGCGCCTACTTCCCCCAGCTGAGCGGCACATGAGCCGATACTTATCAACTCTTGGGCCGCTATTGTTGTTTTTTAGTGTTACTTGAAATGTTTGGCCTCGCCTTCTACAGCTTTCAATGATTCTATTTCGTTATTGAAAGAGTTTATGAAGTATGAATAGTTGTGAGCGTATGAGGGGCGGCTCTTTATCCACGCCTCAGGATTCCATCCGCATTCAATAATGTCAGATGCGGAGAATACAAACTCTAAGGCGTCCGTGAAAAATGGCAAAAAACTTTTATACTTATTATAGTCGAAATCGTCACTGCCGTGGACGAAATGGTTTCGCATTTTTATTGCTAAAATTAGTGCGCGATCAATTCCATTGTTTATGTTCGGAATATTGTTTTTTACGATTTGAGCTCTGTGAAGAACTTTGCTACGAAGGTTAGCTCTACCCCATCGTTTCATCACCCCGATGGCTGCGGCTCGGTCTTCTGAATGAGGTAAGGCCTCGAGTATTTTAATGCACTCGGTTCGTGCATCAATATATTGTTCGGAAATTTCTTTATTTGGTACGGTTGCTGCTGACGGCAATATGTCAAAGGCGTTTGCGGCAGACACAAGTCTATCGGTATCGTAGGAGCGATTTTTATTTAATCCATTTAAATATTGAGTCCGTCCCACGCTCCATTCGGTCTCTCTCTCGATCCAGGCTTGTAGTACGGTGGAAAACTCAACGGGCCTATGAATTGGGCTTAAAGGGGTATCGTTTATGCCTCGAAGAGGAGGGGCTGTGACTTTTGAGCTATAGCTACAGTATATGTCTACGTATTTATCTGGTAAGGAATCAGTTTTTTTGATTTTTATATCGCTGGCTTTTTGAGTGCGGCCGGCGATGATTGAAAAAAATCTAGCAAAAGTCGAAATGTTGCTAATTGTCTTTTCGAAATTAATAGGCTCATCGAGCTTAAGGTTTGCGCTAATATTATTTTCGCAAGTTATGCCGGTTTTTCCGTCTGTGGAAAAGCTGGGGCTATGAGTTATCGTCAATAAGCCAATTTTTGTTTGACATTGAAAGATATCTATCTTGCCGGTCCAATAGAATAGGTGTGGGGTCTCTGCGATTTCTGGTAATAGGAGTTCGTAGTTGAAGGATGAGCTATTTATTATGTCGTCGTGGTTGTCGGATAATAGAGTCTTCAATTTGTTTTCAGTGCTAAATAAATGACCAAATGCACTGCGATCATTGAATAATGTTGGTAGGTCGTTTGTCGTAAAGCAAATTTCGATAATGGTGTTTTCGTTGGAGTCGAGTCCCTGATCACCAATTGAAACGAAATGAGGAAAGACCGACGCGGTATATTCGACGCCACCATGATGGTAACTATGTTGGAATCCTACATCAATGCAGTTTAAGCATGAGATGATTTTGTGGTCGAATCCAGTCCCATTTACGGTGTGGATTGTGGTGAGGGAGGGTATAGGGGATTTGCTTTTAAATGTAAGTAGAGTGTCTTCGTCGTCAAGTTTCAAAGTACCAAAAAAATCTTGATCGAGGATTTTAAAAAAGCCATTCACTTCTTTTAAGTTTGCGTCCATTTGGAAGTCCTATTGGTGCTATTCCTTGGTGGAGCGATATGTCTCTAGGTCGAATATAGACTGGCAGCATACAGGTCTTTTAGCTGATGCATTATGGAGCGTTGTGAGTGGTTAACGCTGAAATATAGTGATTGGTTTGTATGGCGCTGGTACGAAAATGGTACGCGATAAATTGGGTTGGTCTGGAAGCCTTTAGGACTGGGGTCTGTGTAGATAGTTTGTCCAATCCATCATCGGCGCCACACTGAAGCGCCGGGAAGGTTCTGAACGGGAAGGGCTTGGAGCGGTAAAGGGCATGGGATGTTTGTCGCTTTGCGGGGCAACCGCCTGTGGTCATGGCGGTTGTCGGGGTGACGAATTGGCGCAGTTTATCAGGAAGTGCCACGCCGACGCTGTGCTCTGAGCCATTGCCGGTCTAGCGAGGCTGTCCGAGCATCCGTCCCACCTGCGCCAGCCAGTGATAGCCCACCATGAACCCGAATCGTACCCAGACACCGGCACAGATGCTCCAGGAGAGGACCCGGGGATAGTCCTTACGAAAAAACTTGCCATAGAAGCGGATCATGCCCCGGTGCTTGTGCCATTCGACGAACACCGGGCGGGTGCGGCTGCAGGCGCCCCAGGCGTGAAATATCCTGGCCTGGGGCACGAAGCAGACTTTCCAGCCTTCCTGGCGAAAGCGCATGCACAGGTCCAGGTCTTCGCAGTGCAGGAAGTAGCCTTCGTCCCAGCCGCCGACGCTGTCCAGGGCTTCGCGCTTGACCAGCATGCAGGCGCCGGAGATGGCTTCTACCTGCGTCGGACGGCTGGGCAGCGGCTCGCGGTGCAGAAGAAAGTCGGAAAACAGTCGCGGCGAGAGCCGAGCCAGGCCCGACAGGTTGAGGGCGCGTACTACGGCTCGCCGTGGGGTGGGGAAGACCCGACGTCCACCGGGCTGTTCGCTACCGTCGAAATTGCACAGCAGGCCACCTGCCATGCCCAGATCCTGGGTGTGGCGCAGGGCGTCGATCATTCCTTGCAGGGCTCCCGGTTGCAACACGGTGTCGGGGTTGAGGAACAGGATGTGTGGCTGCTCGCAGTGGCTGGCGCCTAGGTTGCAGGCCGCGGCGAAGCCGGTGTTGCTTGGGTTGCGCAGGATGAGCAGGCGTTCATCGGTAGCGAACCGGGTGGCAACCTGCTCCAGGCTGCCGTCATGGGAGGCATTGTCCACCAGCACCAGCCGGTTGATGTCCTGGGCCAGCACCGAGATCACGCAGTCCTCCAGCAGAAGGCCGGCGTTGTAGTTGACCACCACTACATCACAGGAACGCGGCAT